TCACTTCCGGTTCCAGTTCACGAAGTCAGGCTCGTCACCGTCCCGCTCGGCGCCGGTGGGCGCGATCTTGTAGACGCGGGACTGGTGTTCGATGGTGATGGTCACGCCGGTATTCTGGCATACCTGCGCTGCCTCTGTGAGCCATTTCGGCGGTTCTGGTGGGTGTGGCGTGGGCATCACTCGTCGCCTTCCGTAATTTTTGCGACCGGTTTTGCTGCCCCCTGAATGGTCTTGATCGCCTGCAGATAGATACGTGCGCCGTTCCAGATCTGCTTCGCGATTGTAGCGCGTGCGTGGGCCTCCGCCGGGCTGATCTTTCCCGAACGCACGTCCTGCAGGTCTTGGCAAAGACCGGTGATCACATCCTTCAGGTTTAGCTCGTCTGCTACCGGCGTGGATACGTAGTCGCGCTCAGCCATAGAGTGGGCTCTCCCCAATTTGGGTCCGATATGCTTCGATGCGCAGCGCTTCGGTGACGGCACTAATCTGCTGAATCGTGCGGCGGTCCGGGTTTGCGTCGCCGTATGTCCCAGTGCCGAATTCCCGCTCGCAGTTGATGCAGATCGGAGGCCTGTCCTGGAACTGTGGAGATCGCCATGCGATCGGTCTGGCTCTCCCGCAGATCGCGCAGGTGAAGGGGGCGGGGCGCTCTGGATAGATAGCCATCACTCTCTCCCGTACTTCACGGCACACGCCGCGCAGGCCGCGTCGCCTGCGCTGTCGATGGTGATGGCCGGATCCGCGCATTGCTCGCAGCGCGGGTCCGCGATCTCCACGAGGCGCTCGAGCTTTTTCACCCGATCATCGGCCGCATCGCGCTCCGTCGTCACGGCCCGCAGCGCATTGGTGATCTTTTTCACGCGGCTCGGTGTCGCGCCGTGCTCGGACATGTCCGCGATGAGCCGCTTCATCCGGTTTGTGGTGGTGTTGGTCATGCCGGCGCCTCGCTCCAGAGCCGTTCGTCGAGGATGCGGCCCGCCGCGCGCTTTCCGATGTTCTCAACTACCCAAGCTTCAGGTGGGTAGGGCATCAGGCCGGACGACTGCCTCCCATCCGGTGACAGGATCAACGAGCGTCGTGCGTCGACCAGATCGGACGGTGTTGCGGCGCGCGTCGGTTTCCATGCTCCCCACTGCTTGAAGAAGAACGGCACCCCGGCGGCTTTGCATTGGTCGCGGATCGTGCGGGCCCAGTCAGGGTGCATCGGGCGGGCGCCGGGGCCGCTCTCGCCGCCGACGATGACCCAGTCGATTCCTGAGAGGAAGTGCTCAAGGTTCACCGGCCCTACGAGCGGTTCGCACGACAGGAAGCGCACAGCTGCGGGCATGGCCTGAAGATGCGGGATGCGCTCGTCTGCGCGGCGCTGATCCTCGACCGAGACGCCAAGCCAGACATTCGTAAGGCCATCGTGCACCGCCTCGAAGACGCGGCTTGATGCGCCGCCACCGTCGTAGCCCATGGCCTCGATCATGTCTTCGGCCGCCGTCTCGACACGGCCCTCGGTGACGGCCATGGCATGCAGGCTCGAGACGTAGCCGCGCATCCGGTCCGGACGCTTGGTCAGAATCTGAAACCGGTGCTGCGGGCGCAGCGCCATGACTGCGAAAACACGGTCGATCACCTCGTCCAGCACCGCCTCGTGAAAGAGGTCCGACATGCTGTTGACGAAGTAGGTGGTGGGCTTGCGGCGCCGAAGCGGTGCGGTCAGCACCTTGTCAGGCGCCACGCCGATCTTGCCCGTCCAGACCGGCCCGCCTCGGCTCATCTGCGTCGTGCCGGCGTAGTGCGGTGTCGCAGGGTTCGATGCCAGCCGGTGCGCCTGGCGCATGGCATAGCAGTTGGTGCAGCCCGGTGAGACGACGCTGCAGCCAGCGATGGGGTTCCAGGTCGCCTCGGTCCATTCGATCTTGCTCATGCCTGCGCCGCCTTCGCTGCCGCGCGGTCGAGGCGGTCGATCTCGGCGGCGATCAGGGCGCCGGCGCGAACGAGATCCTCGCGGCGAGACTTCGGCTTGTACCAGTCGCTGGACCACGGCCAGAACGGCAGGACCTTGCTTCGCGGGCGCTCTCCAACGGGTAGGCCGTCCCGCGCGCCGGGCGCAGCATAGATCGCACCCGCAATAGCCATTTCGCCGCTGTCGTGTGCATCGTCATGTTCGGCAGTCCAACCTTCCGCTTCGATCTGCCGCTTGCGCTCTGCAGCGATGCTCTCGATGCCGTTCATTTGTCGAGAGCCCCCGACGAAGATGCTTCCCCAGTAGTCGGTGAATGGGTCGATTTCGTCTGCCATGTCGGCCTCCGTCAGTTGATGGGTTTCAGCCTTCGCCGTCCGCGAGCGCCCGCATGTCTGCGGCGACCAGACGGTATGCGGCCCCGAGAGAAATTCGGTTGGCGGTCATCGGGTCAGCTGATCCGAGCGTGGAGCAGTTCAGCTTCTGGTCCGCGATTTGGTCCAGGTAGTCGGCGATCTGCCGTTGCTGTCCGCGTGTAGGGGGGCGGGTTGCCATTACGTCCGTTCCTTTCCGCATCCGTCGCAGATGATGGGTTTCGCAGGCCGCAGGCGGAGCGCCACGCAGCCGCAGTGAGGGCAGGGGGAGAAGCCGGGGTTCACGTGACTGTCTCCTCGGTCTGAAGTTCCCGCGTCAGCGATGCGCGGAAATCAGCGCATGACCAAAGGATAGGTTGCAATAACTGACCTGTCACAAAGCCGGACTCGACAGAATCGCGTGCATTTTTGAGGTTGGGACCTGTCCGTGAGTGGGCGCGTGCGTGCGAGTGACCCTTGGAGGGAAGTGCCGGTTTATTGAGACCGGAGCTGGGGGACCGTTTTTGAATTGAAGATTGCATTTCATGATTGCCATCTGCCCCGGTCGTGTGTTTCACCACGCCCGGGGTATTTGGTTTTTGCATGCGTCTCATGCCGCCACGTCCACGCTTGCCGCCATCAGGTGCCCGCAGTTTGCCCCGGCCAGCGCCTCGGCCACCGGCGGGCACACGCTGTTCCCGCAGCAACTGACCTGCACGTCCTTGGTAAACTCTCGCCACGTCCAGTCGCCGCCGGTTTGCTCCCAGACGCCCTCGATCACGTAGTCGGGCGGGAAGCCCTGCGCGTTGAAGAGCTCGCGTGGGGTCAGCATCCGAATGCCGATGTCTATCACCACGAAAGTCTCGCCGCTGCGCTCGAGCGTGACGAACTCGTCGCCGGTCCACGCGCCATGCGCGCGGAGGAACTCGGCCACGGCGCGGGCGCGGTCGTGGTGCTCCGGGCCGAAGCTCGGCGCCGCCAGCTCGGCCTGCACGTGGCCGAAGCGATCCTGCACAGTCACGGTGTGCAGGGGGTCGTCCATGTGGGCGCCGTCGCCGGTGCCGTAGTATTTCGCGAAGAAGGCTGCGACGGGCGTCTGGTTGCTGCCGCTGGCCGTGATCGTGGAGAGCGGATCTGCCGGGTGGCGCCCGGCGTGGGCCTCCATCCTCGGCCCGCCGTTCTGCTGGGCGATGTAGGCCGCGCAGGCGGCGTGCTTGATCCCGCCTGCGACGGCGGTGCCGAGCGGCTTGCCGAGGTCGAGGACACGCGGCGCCTGGCCGGGGCGCTCGCCGTAGCCGGTCTGGATCATCGTCGGGATGATGACGGCGTTCTGGTCCTTCCGGCTGGCGCAGATGGTGTGGTGCGGCTCCGCGATGTCGCGACACCGGCCGCCCTGCTGGGCGTAGGTCAGCACCGGCGCGATGACCGCGCTGTGACCACCACCCGCCAGCACGGTCGGGTGGGGCGAGGTGACGGTGCTGTCGCGGCGCGCGGTGCCCTTGAGCGACATGAGCGAGGGCGCGATGAGGGCGTGGCCGTTGGCGGTCGTGATCGTTCGGACAGGCTCCGTCAGAGACCAAGTGTTGGGGCCTCGACCTGACGATTTACCGTTCGCCACGTTCACCAGGGTAGGCGCGATGACCGCGTGCTGGATGCCGCCGACGGTGACGGTGCCGAGCGGATCCGCGAGCGGGTATTCCCGGCGCCCGCCGCTGTCGCCGTGCGCGATGCTGGCGAGGTAGGGGGCAAGGACGCCGAGGGGTGCTGCGCCACCGGGCCGCTTGATGTAGCTGTTGGCGGTGACGGTGGGCATGGGGGCGGTCACGGGCGAGCCCGTGGCGCCGCTGTTGAAGCGCGTGATGCTCGGCGCGATCACCGCCTTTTCGCCGCGGTGGGCGCCGGTGATCGTGCGGAACGGTTCGGCCGCACTCTCGGTGCGCCCGCCGTGGGTCGGGTTCACGAGGAACGGCTCGTCGGCCTCGAGCACATAGCGCTTCATGCCGCGCGCCACCCGGGCCAGCGTGTTGGCCGCGAGCGGGCGCTTGGCGCGCAGGCCGTGCTTCTCCCAGATTTCGGCGGCGCTCTCGAAGATCGAGGGGCAGGGCAGGGACCAGTCGATGCACTCTGCCGCCGTGCGCCACGGCTTGAGCTTGCCGGACTTCACCTCTGCGCTCGCCGGATCGCCGTGTGTCGGCGCCGGCCAGACGATGGGCCACCCGTCGAAGCGGATCATGACGAACAGCCGCTTGCGAATCGTCGGGGCGCCGTAGTCGCAGGCGCGCAGCTCGCGGCGCTCGATCTTGCCGCCGAGCTTGCGCAGCGCCTTGCACCATTTCAGGAAGGTCTGCCCCTTGCGCTCGGGGCAGGGCATCAGACCCTTCTCGGTCTCGACCAACGGGCCCCAGCCTGCGAACTCCTCGACGTTCTCCATCATCACCACGTCGACCTTGCCGTCGCTCTTCTGGATCCGCTCGATCCAGCCGGGAATGATCCAGGCGAGATCGCGGATGTTGCGGGCCANGGGCTTGCCGCCCTTGGCCTTGGAGAAGTGCTTGCAGTCCGGGCTGAACCACATGAGCCCGATGTGCCGCCCGGCGAGGTGGTCGAGCGGGTCGACCCTGTAGACGTTCTCGCTGAGGTGGATGGTCTCGGGGTGGTTGGCGGCGTGCAGCGCCAGCGCGGCGGGGTTGTGGTTGATGGCGATGTCAGGGCTGCGGCCGAGCGCAAGCTCGATGCCGGTGCTGGCACCGCCGCCGCCCGCGAAGCTGTCGACGATCATCGGGGCTCCGACATCGTGCCGGGGCAGGGGCTCGGGGAAGTTGAAGAGGTCGTCCATCAGCCGTCCCACCCCGCAGCTTTGATCGCGGTCGCGATGAGCCAGCCAAGGCCCCAGATCGCTCCGAGGCCGGTGAGCCCGCCGCCGATCAGCACAAGGCTCCACGCGGACATCCTGCTGGGCTCATCCGGGTACTCCGCCAGCTTCTCGATGAAGCGCCAGAACGCGCGCTTGGGCTTCTCGGCGCAGGTCTGCTGGAAATAGTCTTCGCTGTGCATGGATGTCCTCCTGCGCTGGTGACCATCACAACGCCCCGCTGCCGGGGCGCTGACATGGGCATCAGCTGGATTCGGGGTGGCCCTGGAAGATGGGGAGCTCGGTGGCGTCGGCCGCGATCTTGAGCGCTTCGTCGAAGGCGGCTTCGAACGCCCGTTCGGGGTTGTAGATCGACAGGATGAACTTCACGGCGGAGCCGGACTTCCGGTAGCGGAAGCGCACCGGCATCCGGTAAGGGGCGCCGTTCAGGAACACGGGGATCGTGATGATGATCAGGTTCGGCACGCTGAGCGGCTTGCCGTCGGCATCCTTGTGCTCGTTGAGGAACTGGATCTCGCTCTCGCCGGTGTCGCGGTTGGTCTTCACCGTCAGGTCGCTGGTTTCATAGACCTGGAAGCGGCGCGACATCGCGAGCAGCTGGCCGAGCTGGCCGTAGCGGCCTTCGATCTGCCGCGCGGTCTGGATCAGGCGATTTTCCCAAGGCTGGTTCTTGTCGCTCTCGTTGAGCGCCAGCACCGGCGGCGTCGGGTCCATGATGTCCTTCGCGTTCGCCTCGATGAACTCGCCCATCTCATCCTTGTCGAGGGCGCGCCCGGAGATCCCGTTCCACGCCTGCCATTCCTTGGAGAGCGGGAAGCCGTAGACCGCACGGTGGTGGCAATGCCGGGCCGTCGGATCGCCTTCCGGGTTCAGCGGGTCGATGGCGCCGGCGCCGTGGTAGTCGGCGATGCAGGTGAGCGTGGGAGCGCTCATCTCGGGGTTCGCGAAGAGCGCCGAGGTGTCGCCCTTGAAACGATTGGCCCAGAGGATGAGGCTGTCGAGGTCCTTGAGCTTCGCCGTGCCGCTCCGCCGCGCGGGTTTCAGGAACTCCAGAGCGGCGCGGTGGTGCGTCGTGAGGTCCTCGACCTTGCGGTGGTTGGGCAGCGTGACCAGGTGGGGCTTGGTGAGGTTGAGCCCCTTTGGCGTCTCGACAGGGTCGTGGTGGCCGATGTCGGACATGATGTCCCGCATGGTCTCGGCGGGGTTCTGCATGGGGAAGAGGTCTTCGGACATCTGGTGTCTCCGTGGTTGGGGGTGATCAGTCGACGTCGCGCACTTCGCCGGTCTCCGGGTCGAAGTCGGTGACGTCCCGGACCGGTTGGTGCATGCGCGCCATCATGGGGCTGTAGAGGGTGAGCTCGCCCGCATCGTTGATGAAGGCGGCGGCGCTGCTCTTGGGCTTCTTCGGCGGCTTGAACTCGACCTTGGCGCCCATGCCGACATCGCCGGAATTGCCGACGGCATAGTCGATCGTGATGCTCATGGAGCCGGCGCAGCCCTTCGGCCCATGCTCCTCGAGATGGTCCATGAGATCCTGCATCAGGCTCTGGTGGCGCTCCATCACGTCGGTGAGGAAGCTGCCGCCATCGAACAGGGTCAGGATCTGCTCAAGGCTGCGCATCTTGTAGGGGTCGTGGGGCTCAGGGCGGTTGACCTGCGCCGGGGGCTTCTTGTTCGCCATCACGGGGCTTCTCCTTCTGAACTGATGCCCCCTGCCGCGCGCATCGGCATCGCATTCGCGGCAGGGGGATGCGGGCACCTCGCCCGGCATGGGTTATCTCGGGGCGGCGATCTCGCCGCAGAGCAGGTGGGCCAGGCGGCGCGCCGAGGCGATCTCCGCGGCGTCGCTCGACAGCGCAACCACGGCAGCGCAGGCCTCAAGCATCACCTCGTCCGGGATCACGTCGAGCTGCCAGCCGGGCAGGGATCGAAGCTGCCGGGCATACCACAATTGGTCGCCCGGCAGCGGGACAGGCGCGGGTCCGTGAGTGATGGCGTGCGCTGTCATTCGGGTGCCTCAACGGTGCAACGGCCGACACGGGCAGGGATCATCTTCCGCTGCGCCCAGTCGCCGTGCCGCGTGTCACGCAATTGCTCGAAGAGCTCGTCGACACGCTTCTGGGCTTCGTTGTGGGCGTCCAGGGCCTCGGTGGCCGCGCGTTGGGCCTCGCTCGCGTCCTTTTGGCGGGCGATAAGATCGGCCTCGGTCACAACGAGCTCGACGAGCGCAGCGTTGATGTAGTCGGTGATCGCATCCCGGGAGGGACGCACATCGTGCGGGGTGTTCATGCTGTTTCTCCGGTATTCAGCGCCTGGGTAGATCGCTGGGCAGCTCGGTGCGCCGCCTCAGTGCGCGCGATGCAGATTTCGCCGCGCTGAAGTCTGCTTTGGCAGTGTTCGCGCGCTTCCGCATGTCTGCCCAACCGCCGTGCGGAGCCGAACGCAGCTCGTGCAGGGCGCGGTCGAAGCGCCGTTCAGCATCGCGCAATGCCTTGGCGGCGTCGGCGCTTTTCGTCGCCGAAAGGAATTGCCGCTCCGCGCTGACATATCCGTCTAGCGCCGCGTGCAAGTCCTTTGCGATTATTGCTGTCGGACGGCGGGCGTTCATGCTGCTTCACCACCGCCGATATGTAGCTTCCGCGCGACGGCGGCACGGATGGCGGGCAGGGCGCGCAGGCGCCCGGCCTCGACCTCGGTCATCGCCGGCGTGGGCGGCTCCGGATCGGGGTCGCCGTCGGTGACAACGTGCACGAGCGTCGGGCGTCCGGAAATGCGGACTTCGAGGTCGTGGAGGCGGTTCCCTGCCTCGTGGGTAATCGGGTGTCCCTGCCGCTGCTTTGCGAGCAACCAGAAATCCTGGCGGGTGATGCGGTCAGCGGCGGCGGCCTCCGGGTTGGTCAGGAAGGCCGCCTCTTCGGGGAGAACGTACTTGTTCGGCATGAGTGCCTCCATCGGTTGATGAAGGCGAGAATATGGACGATTTGTCCATTGTCAATCATCTAAATGGACGAAATATCCATTTCGGTCGGGTTGACACCTGTCAATAGTGGAGAACAGGATGAGAACATATGCTGAGGATTCGGGTTTGATGCGGTGTAGATTTTGCGACTGGATGATGTTCGTCTGGTGTGATTTGTCTGGCGAGAGCGTCGACCTAGCCTATCGGCGATTGGTGTTCTCGATCTGTCGCAGGCTGTTCAGGATGTTCTCCGGCAGGCCGTTTAGGGAGCCTCGGTAGAGGAAATCCATTGAGACGCCCCACCTTTCGGCAACCCGGAAGCCCATGTCAGCATTGAGTGATTTCTTTCCGAGCTCAATCTTCGAATAGCTCGACGGGTCAATGTCGACTGTCCGGGCGAAGTCGCCGCTACTTAAGCCGCTCGCTTCGCGTATCGCGGCGAGGCGGATGCCGACGTTCTGAAGGTCGATCTTTGGCATTTGGTTCCTGCTGTTCATGGCAGCATTGAAATCGACGTGGATGAAACGTCCATAAAAGTTCCGTCCATGCTTGACATATGGACGTTTCGTCCATTACGCCTTCGGTTATGGACAAGATTTCTAGCATCCGAGGCCTGATTGACTTGTGGCCGAAGCGGTCTGACCTCGCGGCAGATCTCACGGCTCTTCTGGGAAGATCGGTCAGCACCGACAGCGTGCACAAGTGGGCATCCAGTGGGGTGATCCCCGCGAAGTATCAGCGTGGTGTGGTTATCGCAGGGCGCGCTCGCGGCTTTTCCGTTGATGCCGACCTCATGCTGCAGCTCCATCACCCAGGCCGCGCGGAGGACGCCGCGTGACAAATCAACTGAAACTCGTCGTATCGAATGAACCATGCGGCGACGCTGACTCGGTGGTCTCGCCCATGTCGCGGTCCAAAGCTTTGGACCGGTACAGGATGCAGGTCATCGCGGCCGAGATCTGGTCGGACTGGCTGCGCGGCGCCTTTCGGCGCCCTGAGGATGTCGCCGGGTTCTTCGAGGTGCGAAACAGCACCGCCTGGAACTGGTGGAACGGCACTACCCGTCCCACCGCCGACAAGGTGATGATCGCAACGCTGGAATGCCACGGATTTCTGGATCACCTCGCGGCTGTTGTCGCACAGGCTAGCCTTGTGGCTCCGCGGTCATCTGGCGAAGAGAGCGTGGGGCGGGTGGCAATCCTGCTTCATCGGTCCCGAGCATGATTCCCCTACAGGACGCCCGCGATGCGACGGCGAACGGTGGCGTCATGCGCGGCAGTGAAGCTTGCCAACTCTTCCAAGAAATCACGCTCGTCGCGATGAAAACGACCGTCTGCGACAACCACATGCTCAAGAGCTCTCGAAAAGCGCATGACGTCCTCCGGTGCAAAGTCGAGCACCTTGCGGAGGTAGCCATCAATGGACTCACGCTGCGGACGCATATGGCGCACGAGATCCGTCATTTGGTCGAGAACCTCGATGGTGACGTCGCCACTGAGATTCGCGCATCGTTCGCTGCTAAATATCTCGGCCTCGATGTACTGGCATATCGCGTCCAGTTCCTCGGGATGAAACTCGCCATCGGAGTGAGCCGCCGTGACAAGCAACGAGAGTGGGGCGCGAAGCGTGTCACGTATCTGGCGGGCAAGCGGAATGGCCCGAGTGGCAGAATTTGGTGCAAAAAGGTCGAGGTCAACAAGGACCCGATCCCGGAAAAAATCCTTGCAAGAGACCACCTCTCCGTCCGGTTCGATGAAGCACTCGATCCGATCACATCGAAATTGCCGGAATGCGCGCCTTTCGTGGCAGATAGCGCTAAGGATCGGCGCATGTGGCCCTCGGGCGATCTTGCGCAATGTGATCCGCCGACGGGATGTCTCTCCAGAGGCGCTGCAGTAATCGATCATGCAAAGCATCTCATCGAGCTCGTAAGCGTCGATGGGGTCGGAGTCTGGAGCGATTTCATTGTCTTCGGCTTCTGTGATGCCTCCCAGATCTACGTTGATGGCCGTGAAGCGCGGCGGAGGCGGTGTATCGATGTCCGGGGCGCGGGTGGTAAGCCAAGCAAGGAGCGACATGGGAAATTCCTCTGTGAAACTCGTGACGTGCGTGAGCAGGCTGCGGCGCGCAGGGCGATTCGCGCAACCGAAACGTGTCGCTCTTCCCGCATGCCATGTGCATCGATGTCCCTACAGAATGTTCGGCCCGTCCGGACCTGCCTGGCGGGGGAGCAACTCCTCCGCAACCTGACGCGCGGGGCGGCATCCCGTTCTGGCCACCTCTCCTCCTCGCAGGCCACCCCGCCTAGCGCGTCCTTTCAGATCCGGAGCGCCGCCGGGACCCGGCGCACCTCCCTGTTGGACCTTGCCCCGGCGCCGATCTCGACGCCGGGGCCTTTCATGAGGAGGGCCTGACATGTCGGAGACCCTGATGCGGCTCCCTGACAGCGTCTTGATCACCAGCGTGAGGCGCGGCATGACTGATCGCGAGATCTCTCATCAGAGCGGGGTCTCGGTCTCGACCGTCGGGCGGCGCCGGCGCGCGCTCGGCATGGCGCCCGGTCGTGTCGTCACGGTGTGCCAGCGGGCCTTCAGCGACGATGAGCTGACCCGCTGCATCGTGACCGATCGGATGACCGACGAGCAGGCGGCCGAAAAGCTCGGCGTCAACGTCAATACGCTGGCCTCTCACCGCCGGCGGATCGGGCTTCGGGTCAACGAAAAGACCCGGATGCCCGTCGCTGCTGATGCCGTGGAGCGCTACCACGCCGCGGGCATGAGCGACCGGGCCGGGGCGGCGCATCTCGGCTGCGCGGTTGTAACCTTTGCCGCAAGGCGGAAGGAGCTTGGACTACCGCCGAACGAGCCTGATTACTGCTGGGACCGCCGCGCCGCCCTCTGCTCGCTGCCTGCCGTAAAGCTCGCACCGCAGCTCCAGCGCGCCGTCTCGATGGCGTTCGCCTTGAAGCCGCGCGACCCGCTGGTCCTGCGCCTGCTTGAGCCGCACCTCGCGGCGGAAATGGCGCGGACCGCATGAGCGCGAACCGATCCTCAGCNGTCATGGCGCAGCGGGCCGAGCCGGTCGACAGCCTCGATGACTTCCCNACNCCGCCGTGGGCCACCCGGGCGCTGCTGCGGTTCCTGAGGGGGCAGGGCGAGCCGCTCCACCTGCAGCACGCATGGGAGCCTGCCTGCAACCGCGGCTATCTCGCGCGCGTGCTGGCCGAGGACTTCGACCAGGTGCATGCGACCGATGTTCATGACTATGGCTGGCCCGGGCAGGACGGAGTTGCCGATTTCCTGATCCCGTGGGGTCAGGATGCGCCTGACGTCGATTGGGTCATCACCAATCCGCCGTTCCGACTCGGGGCCGAGTTCATTCGTCATGCGCTACGATACGCGCGGCGGGGCGTCGCGGTCCTCGTACGCACATCCTTCGTCGAGGGAGTGGATCGTCATGACACGCTGTTTCGCGACATGCCCGAGGCCTTCGTGCTTCCCTTCGTCGAACGGGTGGTGATGTGGAAGGGCGTGCTCCTCAACCCTGATGTGCCCATCTGGAAGGTCGACAAGAAGGGCGTCGGAAAGCTTGAGAAACCGACCAGCGCGACCTGCTACGCGTGGCTGGTCTGGCGCCGGGACGGGCAGGGCGTGCTCGAATGCGACACCCGGTTTGCACGCATCCCACCGTGCCGCCTCGAGCTGACTCTGCCGGGCGACTATCCGCCTCTTCCGGAGCACCTCAGGAAGCCGCAGGGAGGTCTGCTGTGAGCGATAGAAGCCTCGTTCCGTCAGAGCCGGCGCCGCGCGTGATCATCGCCGCCACAGCGGTCGCAATGTGCCGCGGCGGGCTGGTGGAGTGCGTGGAACTCGCCCGCCATCTGAAACTCGCGCTCTGCGCGTTCGCTGACCGGGCGCCGCCCTCGGGCCTCATCGAGGCTGCGGAGGCCGCATGCGACCTGGTCGACGCTGTGCGGGACGGCAACGTGCCGGTCTTCGATCATCGGCGGGATCGGCTCGGCCGGGCGTTGGCGCGGTACTGGGCGGCCCGAGCGCGGGACCCGACGGTGGGCGGCTAGGGAACACCTTTTCACCCATCGGGTGAGAGGGGCAGAGCGGAGGACGGGGACGCAGAGCCCTGCCTCCGCGACATGAACGAAGGCGGTACAACCGGACCGCATCACCCGCGTAGCGGCCCGAGGAGGTCATGCGCCGAACCTGTCGAGAGGTGTGTCGTGGCTCATGCTGCGAGAGAATACGAGTTTGCCACTCCGGAGGGCACCAGGTTGATCGGGCCCGACGAGTGGCAACACCAGCGCTTCGGCTGGCTCGAAAGCGTTCGGCGCGACCCGGATCTGAGTGCGCAGGCGCAGGTGCTCGCGCACGTCTTCGTGCTCGATTTCGCGAACAAGCATACCGTGCAGTGCGACCCGTCGATCCCGGCCCTGGAGGCGCTGACCGGGCGCTCCCGCTCGACGATCAAGCGGGCGATCTCGGAGCTTGTGGAGGCCGGATGGATGACCCGGATCACCGGTCGCGGGCGGGGCCGGGCCAGCGGCTACGGCTTCCTGACGCGGGGTCGTGTCGTTGCCCTAAAAGGGTTCAAATCAGGCCCACTAAAAGGGTCACGATCTGAACCCTTATTCGGGGGGCAAAAGGGGTCAGATCTGACCCAAAAAGGGGTCAAATCCGGACCCGCCTATATAAAGGCAGAACCATGTAAAAACCATGGGGCGCGCGCGACTGCGCCGAAGCATTCCGAAAACCCCATGGTGATCCGTGATGCCGAGCGCGCCGTCGAGCGCTTCCGCGACGGGCATGCCGATGCCCTCTCGGACCTCAGGCCGTGGATCCTGGACCACATCCTCGCCGCGAACCTTCTCACGCCGCAAGAGCGTGAACGGTCGGGCCTTTGCTGAGAAAGGGACGGACGATGACCGACGAGCAGACCTCGAAGACCGAGACCAAGCGGGACCGGGTGCGCCGCCTGCTGATCGACCCGCTGACCGAGCACGGCTTCCGCAAGCCCGGCGATGTCGTCGCCGAGCGTCACGCCAAGTTCCTGGTCGATCTCGCGGATGGCATGGCCTACCTCAGCGACGCTCAGCTCGAACAGCTGCGGGAGGTGCTCAAGTTCCGCGGGGAGGGCAAGGACAAGCGGGGCTGGCCGCGCATGGCAACGATCATGCCGCTGGCCGAAGCACTGGCGCCGCGCCCGCTCGAAGAGATCCCCGTCATCGCTAGCTGGTTCGGCTCGGCGCGCGGGCCGCAGGCTCGGGAGGAGGGGACGCTCGTCGCGGAGTTCGAGTTCCTGACGAAGTTCAAGCGGCCGCCACTCCGGGACGGGGATTGGATGCGGGTTCGCCAGCGCGCTGCGGAACACGACCACGACAAGCGGGTTCGCTCCGATCGGCAACGGCGTGGTGTCGCGAGCGCGGATGATCTCCAGTGGCTCGCATGGCACGACAAGATGGAAGCCCGCGCCATGGCGCTGTTGCCGGAGGGCACGGCGTGAACATGGCGATGTCGCAGTTCGGGCTGTCTCGCGTGCGCCCGGGACGGGCCGGTAAGGTGCCGGTCTCGATTTGGGATCTGCTGGTGTGGGCCTTCCAGGTCGAAAAGGTTTCTATCGACTTCGACGAGATGGGTAGTACGGCGGGCGAGCGGCCCGGCGTGTCGATGGAATACATCATGATGAAGCGCGGCGACCTTGGGTGCAGGATCGACGGCGGTGGCCGCTCAGATCCGCATCCCGACGCTGACCTCGTTGCCTCTGCGGTATCGTCTCTGCCTGAAGGGTGCGGTGGCAGGCGTATGGCTGTGTGGGTTGCCGAGCACGCTCGCTCAGGTCGGATGCCTGACTGGGGAATGGGTGTCGTTCCCGCCTGCGAGCCGATAGCATGGCGTCAGTGCAAGCATGGTCGCTATGCCGAGCGCGAGTTCTGGCGCGGTCTCGATCGGTGGCCGCAGCACTTGGCTGGCAAGGATGGCGGCTACTGTTGCAGGGTCATCTTCACGGGTCTCGCCTCTGAGGTCGCAGCGCGGCGGCGTGCTTGGTTGGAGTGGCGCTTGGCTCTGTTCGAACTGCGAGCAACCTTCCAGATTCGGTGCGATCTGACGGGCTTCTCCGTTACTGATGAGATGCCGCCTCTCGCGCCGTGGAGAGTTGAGCAATGATGAAGCTATTATTGCTTGCCTTCGCGATGGTAGGTTTTCAGGTCGAAGGAGAATGCGCTCATCCGTTGAGGCTTCTCCTTGTTCATCGTGGTTTCGCCACCGAATATGCTCGTGGTCCACCTGTCTTCGAGCTCGTAGTTGGAGATCGCATGGCACCCGAATACGAACTGGGTGACAAATACATGGTCGAAGAACGTACAATATCGGATTTCTCCAAACACTGCCAGGCCATGTTTGTTTGCAACGTCCAGTTTGGCTATGGTGCCTCTGAGATCATGCGGACTAATGCCATAAGAAGCCAGAAAGATCGGAACCGAGTTGCCGCGATCGGAGGCGTCAAGGCTATTCCACTTTCCGGAGAACTCCCCGAGCAGCTCGTCTGTCGGCCAGACCTGTGGAAAACCGTCATGGACCGGATCGTCATCGTTATGGGCGTAGACAATTGGGAACACCCGGAACTGGAACCATTTGACTGGCGTCTGTCCGGTGTTCTTAAACCAGAGCTTCACGAGCGGGCGAGTTTGGCCTTTGCCGCCCCAAAGGAATTCCGCCTCGTTGGCAGTGACGTAGGCTTGGCTCTGGGCCTCACCGATCTCTCTCGTGTCGTTGGCCATCCTCCGCGTGTCCACCAGGGTCAACAAGATGGCTACAGTACCGACCACGCCAACTATCAAGGTGATCGCGGAAAGGTACACGATCGCATTTGTTGCCCTCGCTACGTTCTCTTGGGCGCGAAGGTCCTGACGAGTATAATAGTTCTCAGTGCCTTCACGATCATCTGGATGAGGCTCGGTGGTAGTATCCGGCCCGATCGCAAATGGGATCCAGTATTCGTGCTGGTTTGGGTGATCATTTGGACGGTGTTTATTCTCGCAGGGGCTACCTGGGCAGTAGTTTAGCCCAACGATCCAAACGATGGATATGATCGCTAGGACAGCGCCGGACAGGAGTCCGATGGCAAACAGTCCGTTACTGAAGCTGCGAGACATTGCAAGACACAGGCGCCGTTCTGGGGGACCGTTTGGATCGCACCTCGTGAAAGCGCTCTTCCTCGTTACTGATTCCAACTGTCCGAAGCGTTTCAACAATGGTGACGTGAGTCACGCCTGCTCAGTCGCATATCGAGAAAGTTCTTGACCAAATGTCACTCCGTTGACATCTTGCCAGCGAACCGAAGCGCGCCCGGAGCAGAGATGCTGCCGGGCGCCGTGCTGTCTGCGCCTCTGAATTCCTGCGATCCCGGCGGCGGCCTTGGGTAAGCAAAGATCTAAGAGATCACTTATCTGAAATTCAGCTCGAACTTCGACCCGGAAAAATCGCCGCGGGTCCCTCCTAGAGCCTGTGCGTATACGGGGTCGCGAGGCGCATGAGTTTTGAAATGCTAAACAAAAACAAAAGCCTAAACCAACGGGGCTAAACGAAGGGCAACGGCGCTAAACATCCGGGGAACACGGCCGACATGAACGCGACGCAACTGGCAACCGAGCTTGGAATTTCAAAGGGCCGCGTCAGCCAGTACGTCTCCGAGGGAAAGCTTGACGGGTGCTTCACCGGTGACGGCCGGGCGCGTCGGTTCGACGTGGGGAAGGTCCGCGCCGCGCTCGATCAACGGCTCGATCCCGGCCAGATGCTCGGCAACGGCGCCAGCACGAAACGGCGGATCCGAACGGCGCTGCCAGATGTTGTTCCGGTCGAGCAGCCGCCGGTGTCCGAGGAGGACAGTCCGCCGGCAGAGGCGCCGATGTCTCGCTACGAGCTGGCGCGGACGCTGAACGCTGAGGAGGCCGCTCGCAAGTCGCGTCGCGAGAACTTGCTGGCGGAGGGAAGCCTGGTCCTTGCGGAGAGTGCGGGGCGGGAGGCGGCGCGCGCCCTTTCCCGGGAGCTCGCCCAGGTCGAGGACCTGCTGCGTCGTGGCGCCAGGGTGATCGCTGATGACCTCGGCGTCGATTTCAAGGCCGCGCGGAAGATCCTGCTGGATCTGTGGCGCGATCATCGGACGCTTCGGGCCGAGGCTCTGGGCCAGAAGGCCGCCGAGGCGGATCTCGACGACAGCGAGAGCGAGGCGGATTTCTGA